AGACTCCTAGCTTTTTATACATCATATATTGTTCGAAAGATTGTTCTACTGTCAAATCAGAAGTCAACCAAGGCACCTCCGAGACTATGTGTTTCTTTAGATTGTACACTGCTTCCGTCTTGGTTTGTGCTGTTGTTGCTACGTGTATCCACCCTCGACTCATTGTTGCTTGATACATCGTCGGGTACATCCAGTCCTTTTCGATTACTATCCCGTACTTGTGGATTAAATCGCTTTCCTGTTCGGGTGTCATATCGATCATCCATACTCCTTCTGAGATAAATCATATCCATGTTAAGTTGGAGATCATCTTCCCATCCCCTACCGAAGTATTTCTGCCAGAAGTTCCTTACAGCGGAGAGGTGTTGTGCCATAGGTACACCCGCCATTACTTTACCAGCTTTAACCTTACCAATACCCCTTAGTCCGGGAATGTTATCAGTAGAGTCACCCATAAGTACTTGAGTGTGGAGTAACAAAGAGGCTTCTTCTTCACTCATGTGGGTATACTCTTTCTTTCGAGTATTATAGTGAAGTCCAGGTACTTGAAGTAAATCTTTATCGATACTTACAATGATACCGGGAGCTTCGGTACTCCAGATAGCAAGAAGATCATCTGCTTCCATACCATCAGCAGGCACGGAATCCCAAGAGGTTTTTAGGTAGTCATAGGCATAGTCAAAGAATTCTATCTCTTGCTCAGTGAGTTCTTTCTTTCGATTACCCTTGTATTCAGGGTAAACATCTTTGCGGAAGTTATTCTTACCCTTGATAGCAATTTTACCTTTACTACCCTGCAGTTCTGACATGATACTAGAAATAGTTTGATCTAGTTTCTTTTTGATGTCTTTAGTACTAGTAGCACTCCAAATGGACTGATATACTAGAATGTCTCCGTCAATGTAAACATTAATACTCATCATCATCTTCCTTTTCTATTATTGTTATATCACCTAAGTGTAGGCCAACGATCAACTCTAGGATCTCCTCATTTTTATTTTGTAACTGCCATATTTGATATGCTTGAAACATGTTAAGCAATATCAAAGTGTACATTACTTCTATGAGTTCCATTTATTAAAGTACTCCTGAAGTTCTTTGTAACCACCTATATGTGTACCTTCAATTACAATCTGAGGTACAGTAGTGCCCAGTTTTTCTTTGACAGTACTACGGATGCTTGGTTTTTGTGTGAGATTGACTTCATGTATAACATAGTCTTGCATGGAATACAATAAGTTTTTTGCTTTCTCACAAAATTCACAGTTATCTATTGTATACATGGTCACATTATATATTTTATCAGTATATGTGGCCATTTATGATCTCCTTTGTTTCTTCATAAGGAGATACTACTTTACGATAGAACGTTTGTTGAGCACCAGACAAGGCACCCATAACTTCATTCAGGGTTTGATAGGTGTACTCACCTTTGTCTGTAAGGTAGTCAGATATCATTGTGGCAATTAGGTATTGAAGTTCACCCGCATTTTCTGGATCACGGTTAAACAGTTCTTCTCGTGTTTCTTTACTAATATAGGGCATTAGTGTACCTCCAAATAATCTTTACCAACTTTACAGTCACCTGCTTCCATGATTGTGACGCCCAGTTCTTTAGGTGCATCGATAAACCACTTACGGATAATAGCTTCTGCTCTTTTGGTATCAGTGGGTGAAATCTCCCATGTACATTCATCATGGTAGAACAATAATTGTTTAGCTTCAATACCTTCTGTTTCAAAGGCTTCGTTTATTCGTACAATAGTCCTCTTCATCAGAATAGCTTCTGTACCTTGTATTAAGTAGTTGAAGGCTTTGTAGGACTCTTCGGTATAGATCCTACGACCATCGAGACCACGCAAGTAGCCTCGTTGTTGTGATACATTTTTTACTTGATCTGTTAGGGCAGCAAGTGCTGGCCAACGATTAAGGAAAGCATCTTTAGCTTTGTTACCTGCTTGTGCAGAGCGGCCTAAGATAGTACCGAGTTTATTGCCCCCGGCACCAAATAGAAAGGCAAAGAAGAAAGGTTTAGCCTCGTTTCTAGTGCAGTTAATAGCATCAGCATTTTTCTGGTGTATATCTCCTTTGAGTATTTCATCTGACATTTCCTTGTCCCTACCGAAGTGAGCAACAACACGAGCCTGATAACCTGCACCGTCAGCAGAGATTAACACTTTATCTTCGGGACAGATAAACATAGAACGTATTTCTGAACCGTAGGTAGCCTTAGGTGACGGTATGTTAGCAATAATCTTGTGTGTTTGTCTACCTGTAGCAGCACCGATATCGATAACATCACCGTATAACCTACCGTCATGGATGTGTTCTTTCCAACCGTTAAGGATACTATGTCTGGCACGGAGAGTAAAGTATAAATCAATATCAACTCCGATATCACCCAGTTTTACTAAGCTATCTGTTGTAAGCTTAGGGCTGACTTTTACGAAGTTACCGTTAATCTTTTTCCAGTTCCATTGAGTAGGTTCCCAGCCTAAGGTATACAAGAATTCTTTAAGATGTTCTTGGTTACCCAGCCTGGCCTCAACTGTTTCTTTACGCTGAAATTCTTCTCCGGGCTTTATTGGGGGAGAACTGCTAAGAGCATCAGACACATCAATATAGCGCCCAAAATAGTCCCCCAAGAGCCTAGCAGAAACGGCGGTGTATTCTCCGTCCTTCTTGTACTTAGCTGTTTTTGGTTCTTTATCGATTGTGATTGTGAGGGTACCAAGTTTGTGCTCAACTCTGTTTTCGATCTCATCCATTTCACCTTTGATTTTAGTTATAGTTTCTGCAAGTAACGTCTCGTTAATCTTCCAGCCGTTCTTAATTTGTTCACCAGACCAGTAGGCTACTTGATGTTCTACTTTAACTGCATCATCGTAGGTAGGGTTGGTGACAATAATTTTGTCGTATTCTTTGATAAGCATGTCGTATACAGATATATTAGCATCAACATCTGCTATACAGTATTCTACCATCTCATCAGAGTAGTTATCAAAACCACCATCGTAGTCTAGTTTTTGTTCTTCTCCTGCTTGTACAGCAAGAGCTTTCAGGCTGTGTCTACGGCCTGTTTTCTTACGATGGAAGTCATTTAGTCTTGAGTAGATTACTGTATCGATAATTTTATTACGATCGATGGCATAACCTGTTACTTTCTCTAAGACCACACGGTCATAACGCATACCATTATGCGCTATGATTCCGGTGGCCTCATCGAACAGCTTAAATGATTCAGATACATTAGGGTACTGATCATCATGGTCACTGAAAACATGTAACTCTTTAGTCTCTAAGTTACGCATTACTGAAACCCATATTGTGTCCGCTACATCTTGGAAGCCGTTCGCTTCGATGTCCCACGCATATATTGTCATAGTGTTTCCTTCAGTTAAGTTGTGTGGCCTACTCCGCAGGAATCGAACCCGCAACCTAGTCATTAGAAGTGACTTGCTCTATCCAGTTGAGCTAGGAGTAGTGTTTTTTATTCTTCAGGTTTCTCAGGCGATACGTAGTCTACTACTTTTTCAACTACCGGGACTGTAATTTCAATTGCCTTATTAGCTACAGGGATTATTACTTCTTTTGTAACTCCAATAGCTATATTACCTATTACTAAGAAAATGAATAGTGCTTCTAACATTCTAGGATACTCCTTGACGACGATGATTGTTTTTGATATAAGATACCATAGCTTGCGTGACGTTGTAACACGAGCCGATATACGACTGTGGTACACGACCATCACGAGATAGCTTACGGATTACTTTTACGTCTTTCTTTGTTAACTTCATTTTGTTTTCTCTCTTCGATTAAAGGTATAATCCAGTGATCTGCTGCATCATGCGGATCTTCCGAATTCTTTAGGGATGTATTTGATTCCTGCGATGTTTCCGTTGTAAAACTTAGGTTTGTCATTTGAATCCCTCATAGTCAACACATCGAGTTTGTGTTGAATATTAGCCTCACCGTAGGATAAGCCTCCTCTTGTAGCATATAATCTTATCATTGTGAAGGAGAACTTATCTTTACCGTGGTTAGCTAGGTCTAGGTTTAGCTCAGCAGAAGAACCTGTATAGGTCTTCCAGTTAGTTTCAGTACCGTACCTGTAGTTAGGTGTTTTAACTCCTTTTCTAACGTAGTTCTTCTTTCCGCCATGCAGAAAGTTTTTCTTACCTACATAATACTTGTCATCCAATATATTATGTACTAGGTATACAAAGCCATGCAGGCCAACGATAGTTATAGGTTCATGGGTTTTCCAGTGACCTTGGTTATCGTGTTCTGTGTAGGGTTGTATCCTATCTAGTAGAAGCTTAAGCTCCATCATAGTAGTCTAGCACTGCTTCGACTGCTTCTTGTAAGTCATAGTGCACTTCTGTTGCATAGGTGTAGATGAAAGGGTGTTTGAATTGTCCGGGATCTACCAAGACAATAATAACCTTACCCCACTCTTTAGCCTTAGCTACTTCCATAACAGTACCCCACTTTTTACCGGGCATACTGTCTCTCAGGTCTGCGAGCACTACTTTAGAGTTCTTGATATCTAACATATCTTGAGCTTCAATTCTTTTCAGCTTATTATAGGTAGATATATGCTCATCATCTTCTGAGTTTAGATGAAGAGGCATTCTTCGTGTGGGATGTAAACACTTTATATCGAATTCAATTAAAGCTTGATCAACATATTCACGCCAGTCCATCATGTCGCCTGTGCTAACATGTTCCATAGCGCCTGCAGTATATACATAGTCACTCATTTTACTTACCTTCTTTCCTGATAGGTTTGACGAAACGGTTAGCCCAAAGAACTTGAGCTAACTGAGTTACATAGTAGGGAGTATTGTATTGTGGAAGGATCCATGCAGGACCATTCCGGGTCTCGATCTTAATTAGTTTGGTGGGCATTAAAAGTCCTCACCAGCACCATCGTAGCTCACATAGTCAGTGATTTGCATGGCAACTAACATAGCAGAGATGCCTGTTTTACCAGCCATTTCCCAGTCGTAAGAGAACAACTTGATATGACCTTTAGAACCGTTACCCATAGCTTTGATTTTGCTTGGGGCCATCTCTTCTTTGTCAATATCAATAACCTTAGGTGGCTCGTTAGCTTCACCGTTAGCTTTGATTGCTTTACGCTTGATGTTAGCGTAGTAACCATTTTCTCCTG